TATTCCCCGTAGGTACTTTAATGTTTTTTAAAATTTCCATCGCTTCGCTTTTTATTTTAGTATTTCAATTGTAATTCATCTGTTAATTAGCACGTTACATATGCTTACCGTTATGGAGCATTCTCTGTGTCAAATAATCTATATGCATCATCATAACTAATACCCTCTCCATGTTCTAGATCGAATGTGGTTGTATATAATCTACATCCAACATTGTGAGAATATTTTCTTTTACTCCATAACATAAACTGAATTGAACGCTCCATAACATCAGGTAATATTGCATTACTTTCACTCGTTTCAGATTTTTGCCCTAGTAAATCATTTTTAAATGCTTCTATCATTTTATCAAACATTGACTTATACCATTTAAGTTCTTTATGTGTATACCCACAATATTCTAATTTAAAGCTTTGTTGTTTATAAAAAACTGTAACAACTTTTTTACCTCCTATTTTTTCAATCTTTGTTTTCATAGCTCATAAATTGTTTGTTAATATTCTCGTATTTAATTCATTAGTTTTCAATCAGTAACGCCAATATACCTGAGTGCCGTTAGGGGTAATCCCTTTGCCCTTGCTCTTTAATAAATTTATGGTATGCATTCCAAGCTTTTATCTGATCTTCTAATATGTCAGGGTCGCAAGGGCTTTCTTCGTTACAGGTTTCAGCTAATTCACAACGTTTAGCCCAATAATTATCAGGGACAACCCCTAACAAGGCTTCATTATCAAAATTTTCCATTTCTTTTTTTTTATTTAAATTAGTACTCGTTTATATTTTCGTGCTAAATAGTCGCACGTTACTTATTGCCAGACCGTAAACAATAAAATTATTGTACCATATTTGGCTCAGGCGGTATATTTTCATAATCGCTGTATTTAACTTTATTGCATTTATTACACTTCCATTCGTACTCAGTTAATAAGCCAAACATTCCATTACTTCTTTGTTTTTGTATTTGTGGTTTAACCCAGTAATGTATACAAAATAATCTTTTTAGTATCATAATTTTACAGTCGTTTCGTTCCACTTCACTTTTATAACAACACATCATAAATAATAAATTACTTACTTTGTGCTTTCAATTCTTCACTATACATAACACGGTATGTATTTTATTTTCGTTTAAAAATTTTCCGTAATCAAAGGCAAACTAACCATATGCCGAACCCGTTAGGGTTCAATTGACCGCAATCCTCACTTAATTTTAATCAAATAATTTAAAAACATATATCTATTGTGTATTATTCTGTAGATAGTATTATATTTCAGTTCCGGGTAATATTCTTGTATTTTTTTTATCTTTAAACCCTGTTCAAAACTCATTTTTTTTATATGTAATGCCTGTCTATCACTTACTACTGACTTACCGTTTTTCTCTCCTTTATTCTTTTCCATGACACAAAGATAGAACACTATAATTTAATAAACAAATCTAAGTTGCGTTATTAACGTGTGTTAAAGAACATGAAATTATTTTACGATTTCGTTTGTGCGTGTCAAATATTTTTCCGATATTGCACTAAATTTAAAACATAAAACTATGGATAGTGTAATTAAAAGGTCGTTTGATGAAATCGGTAATAAGTTCAATCCAGTTAAAGAAGAAAATTATTTTTGCGATAACTGTAATGATTATATAAAGGAGTCAAGAGTTGAATGGAAAAACGATACTCCGATTTGCCCAGTATGTGAAAATGAAATCAAACTGTAATAATATAAGATATGGAAATTTACAAAAAAATTGCGAAAGCAAAAGAAGAGATTAAGAAAACTGATCTTAAAAAAGCAGGACATAATGATTATAGTAAGTATGATTATTTCACGCCGGATCAAATAGAATTATTAGTATTTGGAGCGTGTAGCAATAATAAACTTATGACTACATTTAATCTGAAAAGAAACGAATTCGGTATTTATGGAATATTGTCTGTAATTGATATTGATACTTTCGAGAAGGTAGAATATGAAATGGCTACAGATATTCCTACAATAACAGCTACCAATATAGCTCAACAATTAGGTGGTTGTATGACTTATACTGAACGTTATTTAAAAATGTCAGCTTTTGGAATATCAGAAAACACATTAGATCCTGACTCTAATTCAAAACCTAAAAACACAACCAAAACTAAACCAACAACCAATAACAATGATTTAGTAAAGGCATTAAAAGAACTTGGAGATTGCGTAAGTGTTGACCAAGTTAAAAAGTGCTGGACTAAATATAAGGAATTCCAGTCACACGAAACATTTAAATTAAAAAAAGAAAACCTAAAAAAAGAATTATCATGAACGCACTATCAGTAGTAAAATTATTACCTGAGAATAACGAGCAAGTTATTAAATTTTCAAAAGATATTACAAATGTAATAGACTCAGGCGAAATTAATCCTTTAGATGTATTATTATGTATTAGGGGATTTGAAAAAGTTATTAAAAACATCAAAGACAATTTAAACGATTTAGCTATTGACGAATTAGATAAGTATTCCGAAAAGGATATAAAATACAAAGGAGCTACTTTAAACAAAGTTAATACAGGTGTTAAGTACGACTATTCGAATTGTGGGGATGAAGAATACGTCTCTTTAAAAACAAAAGAAACCACGGTTAAAAATGATATTAAATCTAGGGAAACATTTTTGAAATCATTAACAGCCATGACTAGCCTCAATAATTTAGATACTGGTGAAATGATGGAAATTTACCCACCTTCAAAAACCAGTACAACAACAGCAAAAGTAATTCTAGGATAATGAAATTCTTAGTTAAAAAAACTATATACGGACTTGTACCTGTTTTTAATTCAGACCACGAAAAGCTAAAAGAGTCTAAATTAAAGATAGGTGAAGTCTACGAGGTGGATATTAAGAAAAAAAGAAATTATCAATTTCACAAAAAATACTTTGCATTACTTAATTTATGTTTTGAAAATCAAGAGCATTTTGAATTATTTGATGATCTTAGAGATTACGTGACTGTTAAATCTGGATATTATAGAAAAATTACAATGCCTAACGGATATGAAGATATAAAACCTAAGTCAATAAGTTTTGCAAAAATGGACGAAATAGAGTTTGATGATTTATATCAAAAAACTATTACGGTTGTTTGTAATTTTATAGGAATAGAAAAAGAAGAATTGTTAAACGAAATATTAAATTTTACTTAAAATGACAGAAAAAATCTATTGCGGCAACGCCCGAATAATTAACACTCAATATGGAGAGTTAACAAAAGTATCATTTTCGAAAGAAGATATTAATAAAATGGTTAATCACATGAAGTCTGAAAATTCAGATTGGATTAATTTAGTAGTTAAGGAAAAGAAGACTAAAACCGAAGGTAAGCCGACTCATTATTTAGAAGTTGATACGTGGAAACCAAATGCGAACAACGTTCAAAATAATACTAATTTCGACAGCGAACCTGACGGGGATGGATTACCTTTTTAAAAAGGTAGAAAAATATTTGATTAATTCCTTCCTTTTTAATATCTTTGGAAGGAATTAAATTTTTTAAATTATGGATACAATAGTTTGCACTCTATGCAGTGTTGAAAAAAAATTAAGTGAATTCTACAAAAACAAAGGAATGCCATCTGGTTATGCAAACCAATGTAAAGAATGTGTAAAAGAAAGAGCTAAAAAAAGAGATGTTAGATTGAGAAAAAACCCTAAATGGGTTGAAGCAGAAAAAAAAAGATCTAGGGAAAAATACAAAAGATTAGGATATTGCGAAAAGCAAAAAGAGTGGGATAAAAAAAGACCATGGAGTAAAAATCAAGAATACAAAAACTTGAACAGAAATTTAAGAATTAACGGATTGTTAAAAAAAGGCGAAATTGCACACCATTGGAATTACAATTTTATTAAAGATGTATTTATTTTAGATAAGAGGTTACACAAAAAATTACATAGGTATCTAATTATAGATAACGATACATTTTGCTTTAAAACAATTGAGGGGACTTTGTTGAATACAAGAAAAAAGCATAAAGATTACATTGAAATTATAGAAAACCTAAGTATTTAAAATGAGATATTCATTAAGAAATCAGAAGAAGATTAGCAAGGCTTTAGGTGATAAGATATTGAATAATATTATCAAGTCACTTAAAGTTGAGTTTAAGAAAACTGAACTTGATATACGTAGAGTTAATAACGATAAATACGATACTTTAATGATTAATGATATAAATAATACGTGTGGCTTAATATCATTTTTTGTGATCGACTCTAAATATGATGTACTTAAATTAGCATTTAAAGAACATATAAATTAATTATGAGTTACTATCCAAAGAAAAATAAATATAACGCAAAATCAGCTAATTACAATGGCTATAATTACGATAGCAAATTAGAAGCGAGTTATGCAATGGATTTAGATTGGAAAATTAAAGCCGGTCTAGTTAATAGATTTGAACGTCAACATAAATTTGACCTTAGAGTTAACGATATTCATATTTGTAATTATTTCATTGATTTTAAAGTTTACTATACTGATGGACATATTGAGTATGTAGAAGTAAAAGGATTTGAAACAAATATATGGCTTTTGAAATGGAAAATTACTAAAGCTGTTTTTGGTGAACTGACTAAAGGTGAAGACTCTCAATTAGTATTATATAAAAAATAAACGTTCTTTGAATAATCGATAAATAATCGTATATTTACATTGCAGTTCAGTTATGAAAAAAATAAAACCCATATTATTCACATTGCCTAAAGTACAATATTGTACTACTGGACTGCCTTTGTGTTTAGTATGGGTGTTTTGTTATGAGTAAAAAAGAAATTTGGAAAGATGTAAAAGATTATGAAGGCTTGTATCAGATTAGTAATTTAGGAAGGGAAATATGTTTGATAAACATACATCTACCTAATTTATGTTGTCTAACATACGAAATCAACTTGCATATTAAAATAATTTACCGAAATTGCAGTATTATTAATCAAAACAAATAAAGCTATGGAAGAATACAATTTATTACAAGAGATTGAAAAACAGAAAAACCAGGTCAGTAATCTAGTTGACGGTATTGACTCAAATGGAGAATATGCAAATAAGGTATTAATTATTCGAGAAATGATAACAGAATTAGTTAAACACTTAAATTCGTAAACCATGGAAATTAAATTAAGATTTAGCAGAGGTAAACTAGAAGCTAAAATTATTGAAGATTTTAAAAAAAGCATTGATTATTATTTAGATAACTATATCACAGAACTTGAATGTTTATTTACTGAGAAAATACACGGTCGTAATTATGATTTTGGTTTTATTTACCATCCTGAAGCTAAAGAAGTTTACAAAGAAATATACTGTTATTTAGGTAAAAATATAGTTAAATTGACTTTGGTAAACTATAACCAAAATCCGAACGCCGAAACCCTTTATAAAAAACTTGAAAAAATTATTGATTATGCAGAAAATGAGAAATTAGATATTAATGAAGCTGCAAGAAATATAGCAGACGATCAACAATATCATAAACATCTTTAAAAATGATACACAACATATACTATAAAGATGAACTGGAAAAGCAAATGCCAAAAGTTAGAAAGGCAATTGCGACTAGGAACTTGAAGGATAAAACCGGGTATTACATTAAAGTACCTGGAGCTATTGGAAATTTAAGAACATTTAAAACCAAAGATAATGAATAACTGGAATAATAAAATAGCAGAGTCTACTTTTAAAAAGATATTGACTCTATTAATAGCAGAAGCAACAGCCACACAAATCTATTTAGAGTACGAATTAGACACTTATAGGTTAACTTATATAGTTGATAATACAACTTTGTATAAACTACCTAAAAAAGCAGATAATGTACTAAAAAAAGATATACTAACTCCATTAGCTTATGCTGATATGGATCATGAATTAGTAAAACTTGGATGTTCAGTAAGTGAATTGCAAAATATCCATCTCGAATTAAAACACCACATCGATAAAAAGCAAATCGAAAAAGATATTAAAGCAAAGGAGAAAGAAAGTAAATTAATACATGAATAATGTCTGAAATAAATTTCTATAACGTAGACTGCATGGATTTTATGAAAACTAAGCCAGATAATTGTTATGATTTAGTTATTGCAGACCCTGAGTACGGAATTAATCAGGGCGGAGATAAAAATCATACTAGAGGGAAATTGGTTAAATCAAAAAAGTACCATTCTTTTAATGATAACAAGTCTCCTGAGAAAATTTATTTTGACGAATTAATAAGAATTTCTAAAAATCAAATAATCTGGGGGGCAAATCATTTCATATCTAAAATACCTTACGATAGTAGTTGTTGGATTGTTTGGAATAAGGTAAACGGGGCTAATGATTTTGCTGATTGTGAGTTAGCTTGGACATCGTTTAAGACTGCAGTACGTAAAATTGATTTTATGTGGCATGGGTTTATGCAGGGTTCAGATTATAAGGGCAATATGCAGGGTAATAAAAAATTAAATGAAATTAGAATACATCCAACACAAAAACCAGTCAAATTGTATCAATGGATATTATCTAATTATGCAGAAAAAGGGATGAAAATACTTGATACACACGGAGGATCTTTCAGTAATGCTATTGCCTGCGATTTAGAGGGATTTGATTTAGATATTTGTGAAATTGACAAGGAATATTTTGATGCTGGAGTTAACCGCTTTGAATGGCATAAGAAACAATTAAGATTATTTTAATATGGAATTTACAAAAGAACAATCAGACAAAATTAATTTAATTGCGATCTTAGAAGATTTACAACATCAATATATGATGGAGTTGCAACCAGATTTACGATTTGGAATGAAAAAAATGATTAACAAAGCAGAATTTTATACCCGGCAATTTATCAAAGAATGTGATAAGGTGTTCAACAAGCAATCTCAAGATGATTTTGGTAGTACTTCAGATGATATACGAATAATAATTGAAAGGGAATTACTTTGATGCTAATAAAATTAACCGTACATTTGTACATGTAATTCATAGATTGGTTTGACCCTGCTGAGGTTGATTAGTGAAAGAGAGCAGGGTTTTTTAAGAATAAATAGTTAACAAATATGTTTAGATTAAAGGTTATAAAATTAATAAGTGAGTACGGAATAAAAAAAGATTATATAATCGAACTCATTAAATCAAATAGGACTACGTTCCCTAAAAAATTAAACGGGAATATAGAATTTACAAATAATGAAAAGCATTTAATTACTACTAAATATGGCAGTTTAATGTAATTTTTTTTGAATATTAATTAACAAAAAAGTAAAGTTATGAATGAATTAATCAAGATCGAAAAAAGAGACGGTAAACAGTTAGTTGATGCAAGAGATTTACATATTTTTTTAGAAAGCAAACAAGATTTTTCTAACTGGATTAGTAATAGAATTAAAAAGTATGATTTTCAAGAAGATTTGGACTTTACAATATTTTTATTGAAAAGTCCTAAAGGGAGACCATTAAAAGAATATGCTATTACTATTGACATGGCCAAAGAATTATCTATGGTCGAAAACAACGATAAAGGTAAACAAGCACGTAGGTATTTTATAGAAGTAGAAAAAAGAGTTACAAAACAATTATCTGCTTTTGAAATGATGCGACAGCAATTAGATATATTAGAACAGCAAGATAAAAGACTTACAGCATTAGAAAATAAACCTCAAATAAACGCTCCTATTCAACAATTTTCAATAATGGGACATTGTAATAACGTCAATAAACAAATATCATTATCAGATGCTAGCAGTTACGGGAGGGCATGTTCTAAGATGTGTAGGGAGTTGGGTTTTGTAACTGGAAAAGTAAACGATCCTAGATTTGGTAGTGTGAAAACATATCCATTAGATGTATTAAGTGAAATAATTAAATAAATTATAATGGCTAGACCAATTAAAATAGGATTAGATTATTTTCCATTAGATGTTAATATTGATGATGATATTGAATTAATCGAAGCAGAACATGGTTTAAGTGGATTTGCAATAATAATAAAGTTATGGCAAAAAATATATTCTAACGGATATTATATAAAATGGAATAACGATGTAGCATTATTATTTTCAAGAAAAATAAATTCGGAAATAACCTTAATTAATTCAGTAGTTAATTCATGTTTCAAACGCAATTTATTTGATGAAAAATTAAATAAGAAGTATAATATTTTAACTAGCTCAGGAATACAAAAAAGATTTATTAATGTAAGTTCGCATGCAAAAAGGAAAACAATATCACTAATTAAGGAATATACTTTAGTTAATTCAGAATTTACTAGCTTAATTACAGAATTTACTAGCTTAAATGTTGATAAAAGTACACAAAGTAAAGTAAAGGAAAGTAAAGTAAAGGAAAGTACTTATAATGAATTTTATGATTTAGAAATTGAAAACTCAAATAAAGATAGTAATTATATAAAATTTGTTCAAATACTTTTCGGAAATAACAACTCGGAATTAAAACTAACTGGAATATTAAAATTAAAAAACCAATTATCATATAAGCAATTTGGATTAATTTATAATGAAAAGAAAAAAAACGATATATCTTTAACATCTATTTTAGAAAATCTTGAAAATAGACCTGACTTATTAAAAAGATATTCAACATTACAAAGAGTATTATTAAACTGGATGAAACCTAACAATAAATGAGAAACACAGCAAAAGAATATCATAACTACGGTTTAGCAACATTACCAACCAAGCCAGATAAAAGTCCAAATGTTAAAGGAACTTGGAAAGACGGTATAACAGATTTATCTCAATACGATAATGCTTTTGGCATTGGTATTATTTGTGGTAATTTATCTGGCAACTTAGAATGTTACGACTTTGATAATCATCATGGAGATGCAAAAGAAACATTATCAAAATTTATAACCGAAATACAAGATTTATATGATAAATATAAATTTCCAATAGAGTCAACTATGACAGGTGGTTTTCATTTACTACTAAGATGCGAACATGTAGACGGTAATTTAAAACTAGCCTCAAAACCATTATTAGATAAAAAAACTAACAAGTGGAGGCCAGATGCAATAATTGAAACAAGAGGCGAGGGTGGTTATTTTGTAGCTGCACCAACAAAAGGATATAAGATTATAAGAAACAATATTTTAGATATACCGGAAATAACCAAAGAAGAACGTAGTATTATAATCTCGGTTGCAAAATCATTTAATGAATGGTCTGATGTTAGAAAGGATAGTTATGAATTAAGAGATAAGCCCGGAGACCTATTTAATAACGATATTGAGTCTAAAGACGAAATGATTAATGTATTAAAAAACGATGGTTGGACTGAATTAAAAGGGGGAATATGGAGGAGGCCGGGCAAAAAAGATGGTATAAGTGCAACTATCGGGAAGGTAGCTGATAATGTTTTTTATAATTTCAGTTCAAATGCTTTTCCTTTTGAGCCGGGTAGCGGTTATACTCCATTCCAAGTTATAGGTTTATTAAAATACAATAGTGATTTTAAAAAGTTTGCTCAAGAATTAGCAGAGCGTTATGAAATGAATAAGCCTGTAAAAAAGGAATATGCAAAAACTAAAACTAAGCCAAAAGAAAAAAATGAATTAGAAGATATTTTAAATAAATCTTATATTGATCTAAATATACCGGTAGTAAGACCTCCGGTTGCATTAAAGATTAGAGATTTTGGAAACGGACAAATAAACGAAAAAAGATTATTCACACTTGGTAATTTTAGCGCAATAACAGGGAAAAGTAAATCCAAAAAAACATTTTTAACCTCAATACTATTGGCAGCGGCTGTAAAAAAAGATTTGATATATCGTAAAATAGTGGGGTGTTTGCCCGAAAATAAGCAAGCTGTATTATTATTTGATACCGAACAAAGTAATTATGATGCTTATAAAACAAGTAAAAGGGTTATTGATATTATAGGATATGATTGCGATAATTTTGGATCATTTGATTTAAGAGAATTTACACCACTTGAGCGATGTGAAATAATCGAATATGCTTTAGAAAAATTCAAAGATAATTTAGGATATGTAGTTATTGATGGTATTGCAGATTTAGCAAATGCTATTAATGATGAAATAGAAGCCGTTAGAGTTGTTAGTTTGCTTATGAAATGGACTAAAATATATAACTGTCATATTACAACAGTTATACATCAAAACAAGAATGATAGTTATGCAACTGGGCATATTGGAAGTGCAATATTAAAAAAGGCAGAAGCTATAATATCAGTTACTAAAGATGATACTGACAATTATAGAAGTAAAGTAGAATGTGATATGATACGTGGTACATCTGATTTCGAGCCTTTTAATATAGAAATAAAAGATAATGGAATTCCTATAATTACAGATATGGATACTATTTCAAAAGAATATGAAATAAGACAATGTGATTTCTAGTATGTTCTTTAACATAACAATCACTATTGCCAAACTAAAATAAAGTAGAATTATTATAAATAACACAATTGAGTAAAATAAATGGTTAAAAGTTTGCAGAGTTACACAATTGTTGTATATTTACATAAGAATTAAAACTAAAAATTATGAAAACTACAATGACATTTGAAAACGGACAAGTATTACAGGTAATATTTACAGACGGAACGTTGGGTTCAAAAAGTATTATAACTAAAGTTACAGATAAGATGGTTCAGTTTGACAATAACAAACATAACAAATTAAGCATTACAACCCTTGAAGAATATATCAAAGAGGGTTATTATAAAATAGTAAAATAATGAATAATTTAATTAATTGGTCTGAAGTTAGCAGATTGCTTACAAACGACCGTACACAAATAAGATCCGATTATTCGGGTAAAAAATACAAGCGCAAAGTTAGCAGATTAAAACAGCTTATTGAATTATGGATTAAATGGCAAAAAACATTTTAATAAAGTATTAACTTGCAAATAAAAAACTATGAAAAAACGAGATTTTGATAAATGGGTATTTAAGAAAAACCAAAGTGTTATGTACAAAAATGTAATACATGATTTGATTGCGATTGATTTTTATGAAAACACAGTACTTATAATAACTAATAAAAAAAAGAAGTGGGTTTCTTATAAGCTTATTCATTTAATACCATTTTAACTATGGAACTATCAAACCAATTTCCTGTAAAAGGCAAAACGAAATCCGAACCAATGCCAACAAATCAAAAAGCAGCTTTTATATTCAATAATATGAAGGAACACATGCCGAACTTATATGAAATGATTAAAAGAAGCAAAAGATAAAACCAGCACTCCCGGACTATTATAAACAAGATTTTGAACTATCTTTTTCGGGAGTGTATTTAAACTTGAATTATGATTTATACAGAACCATACACAACAGCTCCAAAATTAAAGTACTTACTACGCAAAAGAAATGTAGTAAATCAGAATAAAGGTGTTAAAATAGATATTGAAAAACTAAGCATTACAGATAGAATAATAATGATAGTTAGAGATTTTGCAAACGTACCAAGCGATTATTGCACAAAAAAATCCCGTAAAAGAAATGTCGTACAAGCAAGATACGAAGCAATGTTTTTAATGAAATTTAATACTAAGTTAAGTCTAAATAAAATAGGCAGCTTTTTTGACAAAAAACACGATCTTGTATTGCACGGAATTAAAACTATTTCTGATTTAATGGATACTGATGTAAAATTCAGAAATGACTTTACTGAGTTGGCTCAAAAATTTAATTTAAATATGAATTAATTATGGAAGATAAATTCAACATTGAACAATTAAACAAATTCAATATCTCAATTGGCGAGTCAATAAAGATGCTAGATGGGCTTACAGACGAAAAGGTAAATATGGCTAAAGGTCATTTACTAGACTCTTTAAGAAGAATGAGTGAATACTTTGTCGAAAGCAATAGACCTGTAAAAGAAGAATAGATTACTTAGAATGAATAAAAATAACAGTTTTATTGAAAATAATTACTAAAATACTTGCATTATATACTACAAATGTCGTATATTTGTAGAGAACAATAAAACTAAAAGCTATGAAAACTACTTACGAAATAACAAAAGAGATAATAGAAAAAGGAAATGTAAAAGAAATACATGATGTTCTTTATCATACAACAGGTGGCGGTGATGTTTCAGAAACTTTAAAAGATTTTTGCAAAGATTGTTCTACTTCTTTTGTTTCTGATATTTGTACAAGAACAACACTTGACAATATGAGTGAAAAACAAGTTTGGTGTATTTCTTATGAAGTTATCAAGATTAAGCACATGTTTGATGTTTGGGTTGAAAAAAACACAATCTAATAACTGAATTTAATAATAACATAAATAACCAAAGCTATGAAAACTTTAAAAAACAAATCAGAAATTACAAGTAAAAACTTAGAAGAACAAGATTGCGATTATAAAGGATTTAGACTTGGATATGATGAAAACGACAATGTATATTTCAAAGGTAGCTGGTTTAATTTTACCAGAGATGAATTTGAAACAATCGAAGATTTAAAACTTTCATTTTAATGAACAATTTTATTAACTGGTCTGAAGTAAGCCGAGTTCTATGTAATGATAGAACTCGGATAGAAAAAAACTACTCCGGTAAAAAATACAAAGAAGTAGTTAAGGATATTCACATGTTGAATAAATTGATAAAAACCAGAATAGAACAATTTACTAAATACGAATACTAAATAACTAAACTATGGAAGCAAAAGAATTACGATTAGGAAATTACGTAGAATTACAAATAGATCTACCTGAGATAAAAACAAAAGAAGTATCACAGGTTTTAAAATTAGAAGCCGAAAGCTCTGAAATATATTGTTTTAGTGAAAATATTCCTGATTGCGACATTTGGGATATAGAAGATGAACAAGTTAAACCTATCAAATTAACAAGAGAGTGGTTAATTAAGTTTGGGTTTGATTGTGTGTATGATACTGACTATGAAGATTGGTTGTATGATAAAGACTCTGAAATACACGAATTAAGAATACAATATTATAATTTTAACGATGAAAATAAATCTTCTTTTTTTGCTGTTGAGTATTTAGGTCAGATAGAAGTTAAATTAAAATATGTTCATCAATTACAAAACTTATATTTTGCATTAACAGGGAATGAATTAATAATTAAACCTTAAAACTATGTTTATATTCAAAAATTACATTAAAAAATCAGTAGTAAGAAAACGAATTACTGAATTAGAAAAGGTACGCAAAGAAATTATCGACTCAATCAATTACAATGACAACATCCAACGTACAGCCGGATTAATGGCAAAAGAAAAAGAATTGCAATTTTGTATTAACGAATATGAAAAACTTATTATGAAAAATTATACAATATCCCTACGAAAAATATAAGCTGTATTCATTTAGACACAACGACTATGAGAGGTTATAAATTAGAAAAATTTACGGAAGGTATTGAATTATGAAATTTATAGAGAACTTACACTTTATTGTAGGATTAATAGCACTTATCAATATGGCTATAAGTGCCATAGGAGTTGTAATTACAATAATAACTGGGAATGAATTAATATATGCGATTACAGGCTTATCGTTATTAATTGCAATTTTAGGAACAATAATATATAATCTTTGGACTATTCAATTAAATAAATTAAACGATGAAAAAACTAACTAACCTCTGGAACAAATACCCATTTGTAATTACAGTATTCACATTATTTATAATAATCATTTTAATTATAGCATTATGAAAAAAGAACCTAAATATTATGAAGTAAACAAAGCAATAACCATTGCAGTAATTGCAATAATCGCAATATGTTTAATCGTTAGTCAGTTCTGCTAATTTGATACTAACTTAATTAATCGTATATTTGTATATGTTTTTATACCATCAAAACTGAGTACAGCGAAAACACTAAAAGACTTGCAGAATTTTTAAACTGGAAGTATGAGGTAATTGTTACCGTTCCATTATTTGGCGAAAACGAAAAGCATATTGAATTATTAACTGATATAGGAGTGAACTAATGACCGAAAAGGATTTGCATAAAAGTATATGTTTTTATTTACAAGCTCAATATCCTAAAGTTATATTTAATACTGATATGTCAGGACTAAAGTTAACTATGGGTCAATCAGTCCAAGCTAAGAAATTAAGAAGTTCAAACGGCTTTCCAGATATTACGATCCTAGAACCTAGTACAGGCTATAATGCTCTATTTATTGAGGTAAAAAAAGAAACACCATATAAAAAAGATGGCACGTTAAAATCAAATAGACACTTAGAAGAACAGCAAGAAATGCACAAACAATTAATGATTAAAGGTTATTATGCTGCATTTGTATGGAGTTTTGAACAAGCTAAAGAGATTCTAGACGAATATTTAAATAACAGGTAAAAATACAAAGCATTGCAAACAAACAACTTAAATAAAATTCAGTTATAATGTTACAGTATGAAAACAAAACAATAAAACGATTAAGACTAGAACGCGATGATTGTCCTGTTTGTAATTCAGATCAACATGAAGTGATTTATAAAGGCAAAAGAAAACATCCAGAGGCTAGGTATTTTAAAAGACTTAAATGTCTTGTTTGTGATTACGAGTATATAGCCGAGTCTGAAAAAGAATTTAATGAACGTGTTAACGATTTTATAAAGTAATGGGAGCGCCTAAAGAAAACCAATTTTGGAAACTAAGAAGTAAACACGGAAGAGATAAGGTATTTTCTACTCCTGAACATTTTTTAAAAGCAGCCTATGAATACTTTGAGTACGTAGATAAAAATCCTTGGATACATAACGAGGTTGTAAAAACAGGTATTGATGCAGGTAAAATACTCCCAGTGCCAACAATTAAACCTTATACAATAACAGCACTATGTATTTTTTTAGACATAACTCATAAGACTTTTTTAAAGTATGAAAAGGAAGACTCGTATAAAGATTTTGTCCAAGTCTTTACGCACGTAAGGGATGTAATAGAAAATAATCAATTTGAAGGAGCTGTTGTAGGTGCTTATAATGCGAGCATAATTGCAAGAAAATTAGGACTTACTGAAAAGTTAGATCATAAAAGCTCGGACGGCTCAATGTCACCAATAGACTTAGCTGGATTAAGCGAAGATGAAAAACAGTTGTTTCTAAAAATAGCAAGAAAACAAAAAGATTGAAAATAACTAAAGAATTTTTATATGAAGTCGAAAGGCAAATCTGTGTTGAGTCTTTTTACGAGTTCGTTAAAAGCTTTTGGGATGAAATAATACAAGAGGAATTTAAAGACGCTCCACACATAAAATATATTTGCGATGAACTTCAATATTTAGTACCATTCATAAAAGGTAGAAAAAAGAAACCTTACGATCTAATAATAAACGTACCTCCGGGATCTACAAAAACAACTTTAGTACTTCAGATGTTCCCAGCTTATTTGTGGGGAATTGATCCTACAGCAAGGATAATATCAAGCTCACATTCAGCTAGTTTATCAATTGAAAGTGCATCTAAAAGCAGAGATATAATACTTTGTTCAAAATATAGAAGATTTTTCCCAGATGTAGAACTAAGAAGTGATAAGTCAGCAAAAACAAGTTACGAAAATACAAAAAACGGCACAAGAGATGTTACATCTACCGGTTCTGGTATAACAGGTAGACACGCCCACATTAAACTAATGGACGACTTGCAGGAAATAAGCAAAGCAACATCTACTCCAGATAGAGAAAAAGCAATAAACCATATGAAAACTCTATTTACCAGAGAGGTGGAAAAGGGTAATAGCATAAATGTTTTGATTATGCAAAGACTCCACGAATTAGATTGTACTGCTTATTTATTAGGATTGTCAAGTAAAAGGAAAGTAAAACATATTTGTTTGCCCGCTGAATTAAGCGATTTGGTAAGTCCAATAGAATGCAAAGCTATGTATTCTGATGATCTACTAGACCCAGTGAGAATGAGTATAGATATATTAGAAGAAAAAGCAATAGAATTAGGTACTTATGGATATTCTTCGCAATTCAAACAAGAGCCAACACCACCAGAAGGAGGTATAATTAAGAGAAATTGGTTTAATTTAATGCCTAAAGAACAATTTCTTATCGATAAATCAGTGTTTCACTTTTTTATAGATACTGCTTACGAAAAGAAGAAAAACGTAAATAAATCAACTAAAGAAGCTCGAAATGATCCAACTGGATTACTATGTACTGTTGAGCAAATGGGTATTATTTACATTTGGGATTACAGGGAGGTGTACATGGAGCTACCTGAACTTGTTAGGTTTATTGAAAGTTGGGCTAAGTCAAATAACTACACGAATCAAAGCTTAATAAAAATAGAGCCTAAAGCCTCTGGTAAAAGTACAGTGCAGACAATACGTGAATTTACATCTTTAAATGTTAGTGAAATAGAGGGAGGCAAAGACAGTAAAGAAACTGAATTAACTAATGCTGCACCATCTATTGAAAGTAGAAGATTTACATTAATAATAGGTGAGTGGAATAGATTGTTTTTAGATCGTGTTTGTGGTTTCCCGAATGCAGCACACGATGAAGCTGTAGATTTAATTTGTTATGCTAAAAAGTTCTATATTGACAGCAACCCCAACGCATCAGAACAAGCTTACAAGAAAGCTGCAAGATATATATAACAAGTATTTATATTTAAAAATGTTGTATAACATAAATTATTTGTATATTTGTATAGATTAATCAAAATAAAATGCTATGGCAAAGTTTAAATATTCAGAAAAAGCTATCTTAAAAGCTACGAGTAAAGAGGTTATTATATCTAAAGTAATAACTAACTTCGGGTCAAACACTACAAAGTACGAGCTAAAAACAGGCGAAAAAGTATCCGATAATGATTTATTGAAGTTTACAGAAGCCGAAAAGATTTCAAAAGTATTACATAAGTCTGTAAAAAAAGGCAAAACAAACATTAAAAAGTTAGCAAAAGACATATCGGAAATATCTGATGAAAAAACAAGTCTCTCACCTATGGAACATGCAGACGAAACGCCCATAAATAAAGAGATTAAAAAAACAGAGTCGAACGCAAAAACAGAGTAAAAAATGACTCAAGATCAATTAGATTTAATACTCGCTTTACCAAAGATCGAAGATCAGATAAAAGCACTTTCTGTTTCTTCTTTTGACATTCCTAAATGGACTGATTTAGAAAAACAATATGATCCAGATAAGCACGCAATCAAGAAGGATTTAACTAGGTATCCAATAATAACAAACGCCTCTACAGGTGGTGATGACATGAAACGAATAACAAGAGCCTTACAGAGGCTTGCAGTCCATCGTATGTCTCAGATAATGGGTGTTACTCCAGTTAAGCGATCATATACTTACGACTCCAACTCGCAACAAGATGCTGTCGATGTGATAGAAGAAATATACAAAGTTCATAATAATATCGATGCTGAAAACATTGAGCGTTTTAAAATGAATAATGCTAGTTGTCAAGTTGCAACTGTTTGGCGTGTTTTAGATGAAGAAAATACAATTAAGGAATATACAGCGAAATTAAAATTGGCTCATACTTCTTATTCTGAAATTGATGGGTATAAGATTTATGCTAACATTGACAATAATAGAAATTTATTAGTTATTTCATTTTCTTACAAAGACTCATCGGATATTGAATATTTTGATATTTATATCGGAGGTTTAAATCCAGAATTCAGAAGCTATACTAAAAAAGAAGCTTGGGTGTTAACAGAAATGAAAGAGAACCCAAAGAAACTAGACTTCTTTCCTGTTTCTTATACTCATTTAAAACAACCTGTTTGGGGCGGGGACTCTGGAACGGATCATGTAGAAACTATTGAAGAAACTACTTCTTATCGTGCTATGTACATAAAAAAGAACTCTGTACCATTAGCTACAATCGATTACGGTAAAATCTCAGGTAGACAAAAAGCTACAGGAACAGAAACAGATGAAGATAAGCGTAGATTAATAGAATTAGGTGAGGGGGGGAAACTTGAATATGTTGTTTGGGATGTTAATAATGGAACATCGGAGCAACAAATTAAAGATGCCTTAAATGCTTTCTTTGATGATAACCAAATCCCTAACATATCCCTATCAGAATTAATAAAATCTAATGCCTCCGCCGAGAATAAAGAATTAATGCTGACAGATAGTAAGTCAAGAGCCTTAGATTTGGGCGGTGAATGGGAAAAACTATTTAATGAAGAGTTAAATAAAATAGTTATACCATTTGCGAAAGTTATGTTTCCTAGTTTAGCAAAAGACTTCGAAACTATTTCAGTAAGAAGCAAGATAGTTCCATTCTCAATTAAAACCGATAAAGAGAATTCAGAATTAATAGCTAATGCCGGGAATGCAATGAGTCTTAAAACTAAAGTTGATGTTTTAAATTTAGTTGATGATAAAGTAGCTGAAGTAGAAAGAATTGAAGCTGAAAATGCAGCTAATGCAAACCAAGGGCTATGATTATAAAAAAGGAAATTAATATACCTATTTACGGTGGATATCTGATAATAATGATAACTGATAAAAAAACTAATATATCAGATCATTATGATGATTTAGGAGAAGAAAACGAAATAGATTACGGACATTGCGCAAAAGTTAATAGTATTCAAAATAAAAAATCTACTAGATCATATTTAGTTGCTTTTAATATTAAAAATGAATATGCCAAAATAACAAACGGAGTAATATCTCATGAAGCTTTTCATGCAACAGATATGATACTTAATTATTCTGGATTAGAATTAGTAGATCAATCTTGCGAGGCTTATTCTTATTTATTGCAATGGATTATTAATAATATCTATCAGTTCTTTAATGAAAAAGAAATTGAAATTAGTCTAAATGCAGTTGTTACAGACATAGATAATAGTAATTTGACAATTACGGAATTAGTAGAAAAATTAGGTAAAAAAGGAGCTGCAAAATACCTTAACGATAATTCATAATGTCAATACCTAGTCAAAGAAAATACGATCAAATACACACTAGAAATGTAGAATTATACGGCAAAAGAATTAAAAGAGCGTATAACAGAACTATTGACGAAATATCAGAATTAACTTACAGATTAAGTTTAAATCCAAATAACGAATTTTACTTTCGAAATAACCCAACGGTAAGTAAAAAGGTAGATGCTTTATTAAAACAGTTATATACCGATGTAAAAGGATTGACAGTAGAAGGTATTAATACAGAGTGGGGGGTCGCTGTTGATAAAAACAACACTTTAGCTACATATGCAGCTGGTGACTCATTATCAGAATTACCCGACGAATATAAAAAGAAGTGGTTTACAAATAACGATCCTGCAAGAAGGGCGTTTTTAGCTCGTAAAGATAACGGATTAGGATTAAGCGATAAAGTATGGAGAAATACCAAGCAGTTAAAATATGAATTAGAATTGGCTTTAGATGTTGGAATAAGTAAAGGAAAGTCGGCGGCTAGTTTATCAAGAGATGTAAGAGGTTATTTAAATGAGCCTGACAAACTTTTTAGGAGGGTAAAAGACGAAAAAGGAGTATTAAGATTATCGAAGGCTGCAAAAGCATACAGCCCTGGTCAAGGTCGTTACAGATCGAGTTTTAAAAACGCTTTGAGGCTAACAGCTAATGAAACAAATTTTTCTTATAATGCATCGGAACTTGAAAAGCGAAAAAGTCAAGATTTTATAACGGGTGTTAGAATTAAAACAACTCCCGGATATACCTCAATAGTTGATAGGGGCGGTATAATTTGCGGTGATTTAGCCGGAGACTACCCAAAAGATTTTGATTTTACATATAAATGGCATGTGAACTGTCGCTGTATATCACTAAACATCATAAAAACAAGATCAGAATTAGATAATGATGTTGATAGAATATTACAAGGCAAAGAACCGCTAAAAAAGAGTGTAAATTCAGTAAATAAAAAACCCGCAAATTATACGGGCTATATTAAAGATAACAAAAAGACATGGAGTAACTGGAAGAACCAGCCACGAACTTTCGAGGCTAATTAATTCTATCATTATTTTATATGTTTAAACGAGTTAGCGTTAACACCCCAATCACCATCTTTACCAGTCTTTCTAACTTCCAACTCTTTAACTAATCTACATTGAACTTTAGTTTTTTGCACCTTTTTACCTTCTTGTTTGTTCTCAAGATGCAAAACAAAGTCTTTTACTACACTGCTTGAATTAATGATTGGTTTAATATCTACTTTTGTAGACATCTTTAATAGGCTATATATACCCATTAATTGACCTTCTACGCTAATTCTACCAACATATAAACATTCGTTTTGCTGAGTAAGTGTAATGAATTTCTTTAGTTCTTCAAAAGTTTGATCTTGTACAGAAAATGCGTCGATAAAATTCTCTAAGTGTTCTTGTGCTGTTTTACTCATTGGCTTACCTAAATTGATTACCTTTCTATTGTCGTTATTCATTATTTTATTTTTAGTGCTATATTATAATCATAAGATATAATTGAGCCATTAATATCTGCATATGCATTTGTTTTTAAATCTATTTCCTGAATAATACAGTCATTTGATTTATTGAAATCCTTAATAAGACGGTCAAGCTCTTTCTTGAATTGACCTATTGTTTTATTTTCCATGTTCTTCATCTTTTATTTCTTTGGCTGCAATAATCATAATGTTGTAAATCTTGTCTTTAGTCTGGAAAGCTGCATCAAGAGGACTGACACCATCTTTAAAAAGTTTTCGGAATTGCTTTTTAATCTCTTCTTTTATTAGTTGTTCATTCATGATTATTTATCTTCAAATATTTCATTATATTCTTTATTAATCAAATAAGTAATAATACCGGAAAAGTTTTTAGTTCCAAGTATTTTACGGCTCAACTCTATTGCTTTCTTTTTCACTATCGGCAACATGCTTAGATTTTCATGTTCTGTTTTTTCTAAAGCTAAATACTTCTCTTTTTCTGATTGCATAGTTATTCTGATATTTCGTTAATAATTTCAATTAACTCGTCCCTAGTCTTAATCTCTTCCTTTTTATTACCCATAACAGTTAGATAAAATACTAACAATAAAACAACAACAATGTCTATAACAACAGAATGAGTCACGTAAATAGAAAATAAAATATCTAATCCAATCAATAATATAATTACTAGCATTGTGACTAAATCACTAACTATAGACTGCATTAATGTTTCTTTATATATTACGAAACCTTCTTTTCTTTTCTTTACGTAAATTCTCATATTTTTAAATTAAAGTTTAAAACATTCAAATGTAATAATTATTAATCAATTAATCAATAATTTATAGATAATTAATTCGTAATTATAATAAAGTCTTATTACTCAATCTGTTACATAATAATTATTCGTATCTTTGTAAGGAAAATAAATTTCATTAATTAAATAAGAAAAAATGTACGCAAAAATTTTAGAAAAACTAAAAACTCAAAGGGGAACAACCTCAAATGTTACCGACAGATCATTGGAAGACCTTGCAAAGTCTTTAGAGTCAATCATTACAACTGATGACATTTTAAATGTTGCTGACTTATCAAAGGCTATTGAGTCTATTGATGGTAATATAAACCACTATACAGCCGCTCAGGTTAAGGCGATTGAAGAAAAAAGAATAACCGACACAGCTAAAAAAGCTGAAGATGAAGCGGCTAAAAAAGCCGATGAAGAAGCTAATAAGAATAAGCTACCTGATGATGCACCAGATTACATTAAAGCAATCATGGAGCAAAACAATTTACTTATGGAGCAAAGTAAACAAACAGCTCAGTCATTAGCTAATTTACAAGGTGACAAAATCACCACTACAAGAACTGAAAAAATGACCGAGCTTTTAAAAGAAGCTCCAGAATATTATAAAAATCAAATTATCGAAGGCTTCAATAATATGACCTTTGAGAATGATGAAGCTTTCGGTTCTTATTTAGGTAAATCAAAGACAAACTTAGATTTATTCACACAACAAGCAGCAGAACAGGGATTAAACACATCTTCGCCTAAGGCAGAAACTAAAAAGCCTGAAAAAGAAGAGTTAAACCCGACTTTTGCAGCAGCAATGAAAGCTCATGATGAGCTAAAAGCAAAGGAAAAAGAATAATAATTAAAATTTAAGAAATGGAAGCAATAACAGTAACAAGTGATGTTTCGGTAGCTATCAATATTATAAATATTGAGAAAGCAAGAGATATCCCGGCAGGTGCTAGTGTTCAACTTTCTACTTTAATAGATGGAAATGTAATTGAACAAGCCACACCAATGTCAGCTCCTTCAAGTGGAGTAAGAAATGTTTGTAAGCAAGCTATTTGTTTAACAGGTAGCACGACTACAGCAAAAAAAGTACCAACAGGCGAACACAACTTCAAAGTTGGTGATTTTTTATGTACAGCAGAGTCATTAAAAGCTTATGCTATTACAGGGATAGTTACAGCAAGTGGAGTAGATACAATAACTGTAGGTACAGCAATTGAGGCTAATGCCGCTGGTAGTTTTATTTATGAAGCAGCAGCAGAGTCAGCAGCTACGACAAGTGTATTTGAAAATATTCCAGTATGTATTTCTGGAAAAGCTTTTGAAGTAGACTCTACTAAAACAATGGAAGAAATTCCTGCTTATGTAGCGGCTAGTGTTGTAGATGGAGTAATAGCTCCGCTATATTTAGCCTACATGAAGAATATTGATGCAATAAGTTATTAATCTTAAAATTTAAAATTATGCCAAATAGAAATTTAAAAATGCTTTCAGGTATAGGACAAGCTGAGATTGATGCTTATTTCAAGAGAATGCCTGCACCGGAAAAGAAATGGAAAGATTATTTCCCAGTTGTTCAACAATTAGGAGATAATTGGAAAACTTTATCTAATCAAAGTTACGCAATAAATGTAGCTTCAGACCCAGCAGCTTTGGGATCATCAGCACCTATTAAATCAAGAAAGGGAGTTGATACTATACAAGGAGGTTTCGGAGTATTTAAAGTAGCTCGAATTAAGGACGAAAGCGAAATTCAAGAGTTTAACGAATTACAAGCTAAGTCTGCTCAATTTACTAACCCTGCTCAATTCGAACAAATTCTTAACTGGATGGGTAATGATATTGAGTTTACAAGAAATGCAGCTTTATCACAGGCTAATTTCTTAAACTGGGCTTTACTTTCAAGTGCATGTGACCTTGGATATATTGCGGCTAATTCGCCTCAATTGACATCTTTAAAAAACATAGTTTATCCTGTTTCGGCATGGCAAAAGCTAGATAAAGATACGGCTACTATTGGAATTACAACCACATGGTCAAACATTGCAGCTACAATTATTGATGATATTGAAAATATCGTTGATTTAGCAGAAACAAACGGAAAAGTTGTAACTAAAATCAAGATAAACAAAACTTGGTTTAAGTATGTTCAATTAAATACTCAAGTTCAGAAGTATGCTTCTACATATGTACAAAATGCACTTAGTTTACAGGGCGTTCCAACATTAGGAACTATCAACTCTATGTTAGGTGAGTACTTTGGTAGTGATGTTGCTTTTGAGGTAATAGATGAGAAAGTATCAAGAGAAGCTATTACAGGAGTTACGACTACTGCTAATCCTTTTGCTGATGGTGTTGCTGTATTTACAGCCGAAACTAAAGTTGGATCATTCCAATTTAAAGGACTAACATCTAATCCAAATATAATCTCAGTAGTAGAAGATTTCTACACAATTGAAAGATTGTATCAATCAGACCCAGATTTAGAAAAAACATTGTCTAAATTCAAAGGAATGACAGTTATTGATACTTATGCTGACAATGTTTATGTAAAAGTAAATAATACAGCTTGGTAGCATGACAGTTTCTGAAGCTTTAATATCATTAAATTCTTTTCCAATACCATCTTCTTTAATAGAGAAGATTGGTATTGAAAGAGTAATAACGGTCACAGAAGATTATTCTTTGGCAGTGTCACAAACTCAGTCTTATAGATTAGCTACAGCAGATGTGTATATGTGGCTATACGGGCAACCTATTTTAAAAGAACAAGAGGTAAGTATAAGTCAGTCTGCCGAAATCAAACAAGGCTTTTTAGACTTTGCAAATGCTATTTATAAAGAGTATGATGATGATAAATATTCAGGAAAAGGAACGTACGGATTTATAGGAAGTGAGTTTAATGGTTAAAACAGGCTATATATCATTTATAACAGAAACGGGAGGTGGTCAAGATACCGACGGTAACTCTATTGCTTCTGTAACTACTAATAGTGATTATATAGAATGTAATTTAAAAACCATTACCCGAAAGTACGAGTTTGTTATTGATGGTCAATATATCCAAGCTAAATATAGCTTAATAGTTGATCAAGATAAGATAAATACTTTAGATCCTGTTATTGACTTGCAAGCAGTTAATCAAATTCAGATTAAAGATAATAATTCTAATGATCTTGGGAATCATCAAGTTCATAATTTAGAATATTTGAATTTAACCAAACGAATAAAAATTGAAGTATGACAATGAAGTTAACTAATCAGAAACAGATTGCAGCTTATTTATTTAAGCAGTCAATTCTGATTGAAAAAGCTTTAATTTATTACTTAGAGTCGTTTGTTGCTGAATTAGAAAACCACGCCAAAGAGTCAGCAGAGTATGAAGATCAGACAAGTAACTTAAAAAGCTCAATCGGCGGTGCTGTTTTAAAGGATGGTAATCCGATAACATACAAAGGGTTTACAGGTGAGCAAAAAGGTGTTTCAACAGGTAAAGATTTTATTAATTCATTAATGAGTAATTACGGCAAAGGATATACGATCTTAGTCGTAGCTGGTATGGAATACGCTTCACCTTTAGAAAACTATCTTGAATACAACGTACTTAAAAAGACTGAATTAAAAATGCAAAGAGAATTACCAGACGTAATTAAAAGATTAAAACAAGCAATAGATCGGAACAAATGAAAACACAAAACGAAATATTAACCGACATTTATAAGATTATCAAAGATAGTCCTATCAATGATTTAAACGGTGGTATTTACAAGAAAACACGCAAAACAGCTAGTATTCTTGAAGATTGTGTAATTAGTTTAATAAGTGGTGTTAATGGTAAATTCCTGCAAGATGCAGGACTTTATGTTAAAATCTTTTACAATGATTTAGAAGAAAATAATACTTTTTCAGAAGATGACTTAAAAGGTCAACAAATGGAATTGTTATTATTTAATTTATCAGAAACATTATTAAAAACAAACGGTTATTCTTTTGATATTCAAAGTAGAGAAACATACACAGAAAAAGTATTAGATGATGCAATAAAACAGCATTATGCAATATTAAAAATAAACTTTAAAATAATAATATAATGAGTAGAGCAATTGATGTTGATTATAAAAAAGTCTTAATTTCAGATCTTGCCTCAGATGGTGGTTTAGGAGTTAAGTGGAATAAAATTGATGGAGATGTACGACAAGGTACAGCATCGTTAACGGGTAGTGATGCTGATGTTACAGCTCATAAAAATGTACACGGTGATATACTTGCATCTTCTATTGTAAAAGGTGATAATACTTTCAATTTCCAATGTGCAGATGTATCACCTGCAAACAGAGGTTATTTAATGGGTGGTGTTGTTACGACCGGAGCAACTGGAGTACAATGGACTGCACCAGACGAAACACAAGCTATCTATAAGTCTATAATGATTGTAGGTAAAAACAACATCATAGATTATGCAGTAAATGTAAGAATAGATGCTTACATAGCTAAAAACGATGATGACTTAGCTTACATTCAAGTTAATGGTACAGTAGAAAAACCAACTAAGGAAAATACAGAGTCTACAGGTGCATGGTCAATAGCAGACCCGACAGCTAACGATATTTTAACATTTGTATTAGATGATCAAACTGGGGCAGCTACAATTAATGATACTGCACATACAGTTGCTATTGAGGTAACTAATGGAACAGCAGTAACAGCCTTAGAACCTCTAGTAGGTTTATCATTAGGAGCTGATTGTGTGCCATTCTCAGGTACTGCAGCCGACTTTACTTCTCCTGTAGAATATACAGTTGAAGCAGCCGACGGAACTCAGCAAGTTTGGACAGTTACTGTAACTGTAGCAGCACCATAAGATGACAGATATTCAGAGGTTATCGGATATTGCAACCGATACTAAAGAAGAGCTAAAAGGATTTAAGGTATTAGGGATTTTTCCCTTTTACCTTAACTATATTCGTACAAAAACGCAAATAAAACTTTGCGGAATAAAAGATAAAATCCAGAAAATACAAGGCAATAAAGAAGCTGATATAAATGATTTTTACAATTATGAATTAAGGCTAAAAACAGAACCTTTATTGAATGATTACATAACAGTTGCTTTAATAAATAGTAGATTGTTTGGGTTTATTTTAAAACCGATATTAAAGATTAAAGTAAAGGAATGTTCACATAGGCAAAAATTTTTATTGTATTCTAAAATATTAGAGCTTTCTGATCCTAGTTTTTTTTTAGGCTATTGGAAAAATCTAATGATAAAAGATCATACGATATTAAAGGAGGAAAGTTAATTCAGGGTAAAATATTTGCTTACCAGGAAAAAACTGGAATGTCGTATAATGAAATAATGAAATTGCCTTATATAACTTTTGTTTTAGGAATGTTGGACGCCCCTCAAGTAGATTATGACAGTAAAAAAGAAACACCAAAAGCAAAGAATAAAAAGAAATTTGGAACACCTATAAAAGATTTACCCATTGAAGATCAAAAAAAACTAAGATAAATGGCAGGCTTGCAGTTCAGTAGCGGAATAGACAGGGGGTTTGAAAGAGATCTTACTAGAATGAATAGTAAGCTAAATTTGCTTTCTAAAAACGTTCAGAGTCAAGGGAAAGTAATGGATAATACTTTCAAAACAGTAGCTAGGAGTGTGGGCGGCTTAGTTTCTGTTATGGCTGTTGGTGCAGCGGGTAAAGAATTATTCACATTCACAAAAGACTTAGAAACTGCATTAACCGAGGTTTCGACTATCTCCCAGGCTGTAACAGAAGATTTTGAAGGATATAAAGATGCTTTAGTAGAATTAAGTACAGAAAGTGCAGTAAGTGCAAAATCATTAACAGATGCTTATTATGATATTGTTTCCGCTGGTTATGATGGTGCTCAGGGATTAGAATTATTGGCAGCTGCCGAAAAAGCAAGTACAGCGGGGTTTGTTGAAGTTGGCACAGCCGCCGACGGTTTAACGACCGTATTAAATGCGTGGGGCAAATCAGCAAGCGAAGCTACAGCCGTATCTGATATATTCTTTAAAACAGTTGAAAAAGGTAAAACTACTTTCCCTGAATTAGGTTCTAATATTGCACAAGTTGCACCAGTTGCAGCAAGTTTAGGTGTTTCATTCGAAGAGGTTTCGGCAGCCGCCGCAACATTAACAAAGTCAGGAACGCCAACAGCACAGGCATTTACACAAATTAGAGCTTCTTTATTAGCTGTAAACGAAGTTTTAGGTGATGGATGGGCTGATGCTTATACATTTCAAGAGGCTTTAGCAGAGGTAAGAGATAGGGCAAAAGGATCAACAAACGAATTAAAAAACATGCTCGGTAGAGTTGAAGCAGTAAACGCTGTTTTAGGTCTTACAGGTAAAAATGCGAGTGTAGCTGCATCTGATTTAGCGGCAATGAATAACTCATTAAACGCTACAGCCATAGCAGCCGAAAAGGTGACAGCTTCTACAGATTACCAAATAAAGAATTTAAAAAACAACATACTTGCAGCTTTAGAGCCACTAGGATCAGAAGCTACTAAGATAATAGGTGATTTAGCAAAGAATTTAAGTGCAGCATTTGATAGTGGTCAAGTTCAAAAATACGCTGCTATTTTATTACAATTAGGTAAAGTATTTTTAGCTTATAAAGTTGCGACAATAGCACAAAATCAAGTCGATAAACTTAGAAAAAATATTCTTATTAAAAACATTGCTATTCAAGAACAAATGCGACTTGAATATGCTTTATCTGGTAAAACTGTTTCTAAATCGGCATTAAGAATGTCGGTTGCAAATAAGACCCTAGCGAGGTCTTTTAAAGAGCTTACTACAGCATTTAAAGCTAATCCTTTAGGGTTTCTTGCTACTGGATTAATGTTAGTATTACCTTTAATTGAAAGATTTAGGAATAAAACCAAAGAAGCAACTATAGACCAAGATGAATTTAATAGGTCACTAGCTGAAACAAAAGCATTATTAGCCGGGTTTTCTGAAATAGAGAAAACTCAAGATATATTAGGATTATTAAGCAAAGAGCAACTAGAAGAGCAGAAAAAAAGAATAGAGCAGCAATTAAAGAGAGAAAAAGACAATAACAGAATAAGACTTGAAGATACAAAGGAATTATTGAAAAATGACATTGAGTTAAGCGAACTTTCGGCTAAGTTAAAAGACGAAAAGATACAAGATGTATTAAAAGCATCCATACTTAGACAATATAAGAGACGACAAGAGCAAATAGTTTCAGAATTACAACTAGAACAAAATGGAGCTAACGAAAGAATAAGAGGGTTAAATAAATATTATAAAGAAGTAGATGCAGCTATAGGGAATAAGTCAGACGAAGGTACTAAAGATATTTCAAAAACAAATGAAGAACAAAGATTAGACAACCTAAAAGAATTAGAATTAGGATATCAGGAATATTTGAATTTCATAAACTCAACATATAGCGACGAATTAGAATTTGATAAAATAAAGCAATCCAAACTTTTAAAAGCAGACTTAGAATATTTAAAGGAAAAAAGAAAACTCACTAAAGAGCAACTTGATAAAATTAAAATAGACTCTTTAATAATAGCAAAAAAACAAAAACTAGAAGAGTTATCTATAAAAGAAGAAACAACAGGAGACGTATTAAGAAATCTTGATATTGAACATCAAAAGAAAATAAATCAATTAACCGAACAGTACGGAAAAGAAAAAGACGCTCAACAAAAACTTCATGATGATTTAATAAAAGAAGATATTCGCTATTATACCGAAAAAGCTAAATTAACAGATGATGAACTTGAACAAGAAGTATTAAAATACAAAATATTACAAAAAGAATTACAATTAGGTGAAAAAGCAGCATCCGAAACTGGTGATAAGAAAGACGAAAAAATAACAGCTCAAGATTTTACAGGTATAAATGAAGCTTTTTCAGCTACAGGTGATAATTTAACAAACCAACTAGCAAACTTAAGTACTAATGTAGTAAGTGCCTTTGAGACTTTAAATAGTGAGTCATCTACAACAGCGGATAACATTTCGGGAATTATATCATTAATAATTGCAGCTGGTAATATCATTAAAGATGTTGTTTCAAATGCTTACACAAAAGAGTCAGATGATTTAAGCGATGTTAATAATGAGATATCAAAAAGAATAGATGCAGAGTCTACAATTAACCGCTTAGTTCGTGAACGTATAGATTTAGAATTAAATTCTAGTGCCTTTTTAGATGCTAACTATAAAGACAGATATACTTTAGCTTTACAAACATTAAATGACAGTGAAAGCATAATAGCAGACTCCGTAGATGCACTTTCTAAGAATTTAGTTTTAACTGCAACCGGCAAAGGTGAGTCATGGTTGGGTATAAACGAAACAGCCGAAGATTATAGTTTCACATTAGATCAGATAATAAATAAATCAGATACGTTAAGCGGAATAGAATTAGGCGGAACAATATCTAATATTTTAGACCCCGCGGATGTATTTGGAGGTGCAGCATCGGCAGAAGCTTACGAAGATGCTTTAAATAAAGTAGAGACAGCTTTTAATTCTACCCTAAAAGCTATGGGTAAAACAGCCGCCGATATGGCTAATTTTTCACGTGACGAATGGGTGGAATTTTACACTATACTTGATGAAGGTGGCTATATTGCAGATCAAGGGACTAAGGCTCTTGTTGATGGAATGAAAGAAGCTCAAGAGGAATATCTTAACGCTCTTGAGGAGATGAAAAATATAATATCTACTATCGCTGGTGATTTAGGTTCTGCTTTAGGGGACTCAATAGTAGATGCTGTTGCTAATGGAACGGATGCACTTGACGAATTTGAGAAGTCATTAAATAAGGTATTTATTGAAATGGCAAAAGCCGAAATGAATGCATTATTTTTCCAAGGGATTTTCGATACACTTCAAGAAGAGATGCGATTATCAATGGAGGGTGGCGATCAGAACTGGCAAGATGATTTATTACGTTTTTATGAAAAATTACCAAGCGCTATTTCGGGAGCTGAAGACTTCATGACTTCTTTTGACCAACAATTAAAAGATTTAGGCTTTGAGGGAGTGAGTGGCGAAGGTGTGAGTGATTTATCAACAGCCGGGCAAATAAGTCAATCGATAACCGAAAAAACAGGAACTATATTAGCAGGGCATTTCGGTGCAGTAAGATTAAGTAATGAAAGGATTGCTAATTATTCAGAAGATATATTAGACTTAGGAGTGCAGAATTTAGTAACTTTGAATAAGATAAAAGAGAATACAGATTATTTGCCTGCAATAGCAGAAAATACAAAAAAAACATATCAAAAACTTGGAGGTGTGTAAATGAATGTATTAATTGATAATAAAGATTTAGTAAGTCATTTTAGTATAGGTATATTAGATTATACAGGTGCTTTATCATTCCCTTCTGAACGTGAAAACGAGCGTAAATGGGACACTAAAAGCGGAGTAGATAGAAATCTGATTAATGCAAGATATGAAGCGAAAGAGTTTACAATACAATGTTACGTAAAAGCAGATAATGAAGTTGAAGCGTATAACCTAGTGAATACTTTAGTTGAATATATGCTTGAAAAGAAAGTATTTGTATTATCATTAAGGGATAGTTCAAGAAGTATTAGGGAATGTTTCTTATGTGAGCGTAGCAAGGTAATTAGTCCAAATATAAACATAAGACAACAGAATAGTTTATATGTGTTTAAACTAGGTTTAAAAGATGTTAATCCAAATGCAATAAAATACAAAACAGACATTGTAAGTAATATCGCTTCAATAGTTTACGATAAAGGTCAAACAGCTTCTATATTCTGGGGTAATGGCGATAACGACCTAGTTAATAACTCAGCAACATATACAAAAGATGATTATGTTAGCGATGGTGAAGTTGATATTATAATCGATTTAGATAAAGACTTACCAACGGTTATATCATTAGATGCAAACTTTACAGCCGACATAGTAAGTGGAGTCAAAATACAAGATATACAATTTACGGATACATCAACAGGAGATATTGCGGTATGGAGTTGGGTAGTCACAAAGAATGGTACTGTAATTTATACAAGTGCAGAGCAAAATCCGTTAATTACTTTTGATGAAGAAGGTACTTATACAGTTACCTTACAAGTATTTAATCAGTCGGCGGGTTCGGATACAGAAACAAAAACCGATTATATAACAATACGAAATTCAAGAATGTTAGTAAACGCCTCAGGTGATTTTGCACTAATGAATGATGCAGCCGTTTATGGAGCGATTAATTAAAATAAAAATATTATGGCAGATAGTAAAGAAAATGATTTAACAAAAAGGATATTTTCAAGTTTAGCGAACTTGACGGGTGTACGTTTTTGGACTCAAAAAGATGGCGAAGATGATGCTTTAGGATTAGAAGCCTCTGAATTAATTTCTTCTGAAGTTGTGGTTGAAGATAGTTTGTTAGATTACCAAGCGTTAACTCCGAAAGGATTTGCACTTAGTGTAGCAACAGCCGCTAGGAAAGGTATTATATCAACAGCCTCAGCATCAGACATTGAAGATGAAATATCAGATAAGGCACTTACATCTGGGCAGCAATCAACATTAAGAAGTGAGTGGGCAAAGGCATATGACAGTGCAAATGCTTTAGGTAAAGCAAAAGTGTGGCAAGAGGATGGGATTGGAGAAGATAGTACAGAACCTTTATCCTATAAGTTCACGATCTGTTTTCATACAAATAAACCAGATGCAACTGCTAAATTATATTATCCTGTTCCGTTCGTAGTCCCATCTGGTAAAAGAATTGTTCAATTAGTAGTTAATGGAATATTCAATACCGCTTCTGTTTACGGTAATATAAGTAATGAGTATCACTCAGTTTATGGATCAAACAAAGAAATACCAATGGGTACTGGGTTTAAATTAGTAATCCCACTGGATGGAACACCTGTTTATATTCAGTCAAATATAGCAGGGATGCAATCTTGTACATTAGATGTTTTAGTAATATTAAGATAATATGTATTACTCTATTTACAGAAATAATATAAGTATAATTCAAGTTAAGCCTTTGGATAGTTCTGAATTATCTCAACAAAAACAAGTTGAAGATATTGTAAGACTTGACTTCGTGCTTAATTCTTATATTGCTTTAGAAATAGGTGATTATATAATTTTAGATAAAACAGAACAAAAATACTTTTTAAATAAGCTACCAAATATTAATGAAAGTAGTGTATTTGAATATGAATGTGTATTTGAAGGTAGTTTACATAATTTAAAAAATACAAAGATATTACTTGATAAGGACTTTAATTTTCCATTAACCGGAAACGCACACACATTTTTGCAGTTTATTGTTGAAAATTTAAATATAAACGGAAGTTATGCAGTTGGTAATTATGCAGAAACAGAAACGCTAACAGTTGAATTTGCTAATTGGAACGCATTTGAGGCAATAACAGAACTTAGCAAGTTATTAAGTTTCGATTGGTACTTAGAGGGTACTACGTTGAACTTTGATGCTAAAAATTATGAAACTCCGTATGTATTCAACCCTGGAATGAAAAAGGGATTTACAAAGTTGACACGTACAACCGTAGAAAGCTCACCAATAAAGACTGTTGTTTATGGTTATGGATCAACTTTGAATTTACCTCCAAGAACAGGTGACGAACCAACGTACAACAGTCCGTTATTAACAGAAAATAGGTTATATTTTGACGGTGTTGGTGGTGATAGTAAACTAGAAAAAAATACAGATTTATATGGCATACGTGAACATATTGAGGTGTTCGATAATATACAACCTGAACGTACTGGAATTATAACAGATACTGACAGTGAAGATTTTCAAGTATTTTTTGATACTGATTTAGATTTCGATATTAACGACCAGTTAATGGAAGGAATAAAGCCTAAAATAAAATTTATCAGTGGTGCTTTATTAGGGTTAGAATTCAATATATCATATGATAATTCGAGTAAAAAAATCACAATGGATCTTTTTACTGATGAAAGCGGAGTTTACCCAAACGAAACAATTAAGCCCTCAGTTGGTAATCAATATAAAATGTTTGATATAATAATGCCACAAGTCGATCGTGATAATGCGACCGGAAGACTTAAAGCAGCAACACAAGAGTATTTAGATAACAATAGCAAAGGAATGGTTATTTACGAAGGAGAGGTAGATAATGAATTTATTGAGGCTAATGAAATATCATTAGACATTGGTGACACTGTAAGGGTTGTTAGTGGTGCATTTGCAATTGATGCATATTATGAAATAAAGGCACTTACGCAAAGCATAACAAAACCTACTGAATATAGTATTCAATTTGGTGATATTCTACCTAAGAGCCTTATATTATTATTACAACAAGCTAATTTCGATACACAACAAAGCATATACAATGTAAGCAGTACACAAGTAACGAATAACGATATAGTTAATAACATAGGACAGGATTTATCATGGCTGAACTTGTAAAATATATATATGGTACTGAAGCTCAAATTTTAGCTTTAAATCCTACGGATGTTAATTGGGTTGAAATGGGCTTTTATTACCCTTCTGATAAGAGTTATTTTTACCAAGCAATTGGCGGAGTAATGAAAATATACGGATATACAGATATTTCTATCTCAGGAATAGGAATAACTTTAAATGATAAAATTATAGGAGGTGTTAAAAACAAAATTGAGTTATTAGATGTTTTGCATATACCTGAAAATTACGAGTATAATTTATTATCTTTGCATGTAGATGGAGTTATCAATTGCGAGGGTACTATTAATATTATAAGCTAATGGGACAAATCAATATTAACAAAGGGACACACCAAACACCTTACGAGGGCGCAAAGGGTATTGGATTTGATGCTAGTGGTAATTTCGGAGTAATTAAAGAGGATGGTACTTTTGTCATAATTGATACAGGAGACGAAAACCCGCAAAATATCATTGCAAATAAAGGTATCGGATTAGATATTGATTTACCAAGTACAGGACTAAGTATTGGCGATGTATATGTAACAACCGATACAAATAAAATATATACAGCAACCGATAGCGTGACATGGGGTAGCGTTGATTTAGTAAAAGGTCAATTTGTTACTGATGTTTTAAACGGAGTAGAATTGCCTCCAGTATATCAGTATTATAATAACAACTTAATGCCAATAGCTAACTACACTATTGATTTACCAACTTTACCAACTTTACCAGAATAAAAACAGAGATATGAAAAAACTAATTACAATTTTAATACTAACAATAATGACATTACCTGTATTTTCACAGGTAGTAAAATTAACGAACGGAGAACCAGCATACATTCCTAATTATTTAATATTGGAAGGTAGTTTGTATTTTTACGATGGAACAAACTATACTAATTTAGGTGATACAGCCTTAATGAAGTCAGATAGTACTTACTTGTATTACACACAAAGACAAATAGATAGTATATTTAATGAGTCAGACTCGTGGACTCCTGTTGTTGGAGGTATTGAATATCCGGGCGGGAATATTTTAGTATCGGATGGGAAGATTATCGGGGATACTCTTGATTTTATAACAGGTGAAGCATTGACTTGGAATGTAGCAAAAAGAACTTTAAACATACCGACAGGATCAGGCTCAATTATACAAGCTGGGCGTGAATTACAAATTGACGTTTACAATAATTCGGGAGTGAATATAGGAAATGCAAAAGCAGTATACCCAAATGGCTCATTTAATGGAACGGCTACTATTGGTTTAGCTCAAAGTAATTCACATGAAACTATAGGCTTAGATTATGGATTGACGACAGTTTCAATAGATGATGGTAATTATGGTGATGTAACGTGGTTCGGAGAAACAACGGCAAATACATCTACATATAACTTAGGAGATACTTTGTATATTTCTGCAACTAGCGAAGGTGAGCTTGTAAATACTATGCCTTCATTTCCTAATTATGCCATACAGATAGGTATTGTAATGAAAATAGGGACTGATGATGGTATTATTTTTGTGACAGGAAGGAGTACAGTAGATGATACTTTCATTAATTTCTGGAATTGTACATTTAGGGAAAAGTTTGATTTTAGAGTAAGTGAGTCGGGTGGTGTTATTACCGGAACTTTATCACCTTCAAATGGTCATCCGAATATGACAATGAAGTTTAGTGATGGTCTTACTACTTTAGACACTGATCCTGCATTAACTATCATATTAACAGCAGGAACAGATATTAACCCACAGTTTAATTATGTATATATTCCTCAATCAACAAAAGTATTAACATTAAGCACTTCAGAATTTCCAACTACCGAACCGTTCATTTATATAGCAAAATTGTATTTGCAAAGTGCAACCACTACAGGTACTTATGATGCATTAATAAATCAAAACATAAACAATGAGATACAAGGATCTGATGTAGATCAGGGATTTTTAAGCATTTTAGCAGAAACAGTAAGGTATGGCATTGGTGCAAAATGGCGTACAGGGGTAGAAGGATCATGCACAATTGTAGATGCTTCAACTCCTGATGATGTTTTCATATCTACAACTGCTGGGGTAATTAGGCAGATGCACGATCAGTCCTTTTTAGCTAAAAACACACAAACAGGAGACGTATTAAGAATAGTAAATCATCCTACTACTCCATATATTCCAGTAAGTAATTTGAATACTCAATTATTAGATGCAAGTGGTAATTCAATTAACAGTACTAGCTTAAGTATTGTTGTTTGGGGAGCTGCGAATAAAACAGGTGAAACATCTCATTTAATGGCTAATTTACCAACAAGCACGTATTCTTTTATCTCGCCAGATGATGCTGTAGAAGATGGAAGTAATTACTCAGTTTATGATATTCCTTCACAATTCCAAGGTACTGGTTTTTTAATAGCACGATTTACATATACTTATAAAAACGACGTTTGGGTACTTTATGACACTGAAAATTTACGGGGCAAAGTCCCAAATACAATAGCTGGAGGTGGTGGCGGTGGCGGTGGCGCTACTTCTTACTCAGGATTAGACGACACTCCAAGCACTTTGACCGCAAAAGCTTTACAGGTAGTAAATGCAGGAGGTACGGCTTTAGAAAATACAGTAGGATTATCTTATGACAATGTAAATGAACGTTTAGGAATAGGGATATCAACTCCTTTAAGCGCTTTACATATTGATAATGGAACAGGGATAGCAAATGGATTAAATCTAGGCTCAACTTTAGGGAATGGATTTTCATTATGCGGGACTGATGCTGTAAGTGGATTTGCTGGTAATAAAGAGATATTTAGATTAGTCGAAAACGTCACCGAACAATTCATAATAAACCCACAAGGAGATTTAACAGGAACGGCAGCCGCTCCGAGTTTAGCTTTTGGTGGTGGAGGTGTTTTTAATACGGGAATTTATGAACCTATTGATAACTATATGTATTTTCAAGCAAATGGTAGTGGTAGTTTCGCTATATCAGAATTATCAGTTCAGTCTATTAAGATACTCCCAATCGCTAATGGAATACATGATTTAGGATCTAGCACAAGAGTATGGGATCAATTATGGATTGAAAATATTGAAAATACAACTGATATTCATATAATTATTAATTCTATCGAAGCAATGCGACTAACCGAGGACTCAATTTTTGCCGATAGTGTAATAGTAGCAAATTCGGGAATAAGGTTTCCAGATGGGAATATTCAGACAGTAGCATATCAGGGTAGTTCTACAACAGGTGTTATGCAAGTAGCCAAGGCAGAAATATTATATACAAATACTTCGCAAACTACCATTGTAGTGTTACCGGCAAATTCTGTAGTCTGGGATATAAGATGGGATGTATGGACAATATTTAATGACTCTGGGACTGATAATTTAAAAATAGGTACAAATAGTATTGATAACAAATACATTGATAATGACAACGAATTAATTATATCTGGCTGGTCAACAAGTTCGACAGGGAATACTCCTGATACAATAATTGGGAGTACAAATGTAACATTTACATATACAGGTCAAAACTCAGATGCTACAACAGGACAAGCATTTGTTTATATTCACTATACAATTCATTAATTAACTATGAAAAAACTAACAATATTATTAACATTCTTATTAATTGGATTAATAGGAATAGCACAAACGGATACAACGGTAGTAATTGAAAAATATACTATTATTAAGTATTGCCCAGAGGTAGCTTATGAAAGTGATTGGTTTACGATAGACACAATAGATTTTGATGAAAGTCAAGATACTATATTTAATTCAATAAGCACATGGAGACAAGCCGATAGTATTTATGTAAATGAGAATATATATCGTATAAGACAAATCCAAGTAAGGACAAACGATCAAGGAATAAAGCAAAAAAAACGCAGGCGAATTAAATACATTAAGAAAACAATAATAAGGCGCAAAATAATTTAATTATACAACAATGACAGCAAAGCAATTTTATACGGAATATTGGAAACCGATTTTATTAACAATAGTACCAACTATAATAATAGTCAGTGCATCGACTTTCGTAAGTGTAAAGGTTGCGTTGGCTGTCCAAAATGAAAAGATAGGTACAAATTGTAATAATATAAAAAAAATAGAATTTCACAATCAACTTTATGATAATTCTGTATTAAGATTGCAGCGAGATTGTGCATATATTAAAGGAGTTTTGGGATTACATGATTTAGCAGCAAATGAGTAAGTATTTATATATATTAGATAATGGACATGGAGCCGAGACAAAAGATAAATGTTCACCTGTTTGGCGTGACGGTTCTCAATTATTAGAATACGAATTTAATCGTAGTGTAGTCAAGTTGCTTAGTTTTATGTTGCGTAAAGATAAAATAAGCTATGAAATTTTAGTTCCTGAGTTAAATGATGTATCACTATCAAAAAGAGTTAAAAGATCAAATGAACTCACTAAAGACAGTATATTAATATCTATTCACGGTAATCAATTTACATCTTCAAAAGTTCATGGATTTGAAACACATTATTATAGCAATAATGGCAAAAAGATTGCAGAGGTATTTCAGAAACATATCGGTATTTTAGGAAAAAACAGAGGGATTAAGCAATCTAATTTCTACATTATAAAAAGAACCTCAATGTTAGCAATATTAACTGAAAATGGATTTTATTCAAATCGTGACGAATGCAGAGAAATGTTAAATACTGATTTTCAATACGAAATAGCATATCAACATTATAAAGCAATAAAGGAAATAGAAGAAATTAATAACTAAATATATAAACATGGAAGTAATAAAAGAATTTTTAACATCAATAGATTTGCAAAATATCTTTATGATATTAGTTGCAGGCGGTGCAACAGGTCTTTATGTTGCAATTAAAAAAGCAATAAAAGAAATAAAAGATGTAAAAACAAAGTATATTAAATACAAAAAAGATGGCTTTACAGCAAAAGAGAAAGATGATCTTATTGATGAAATGGGAGAAGCCTTAAAAGCTATTGATGGTGTATGGAATATATTCAAAGGCTTGTTTAAGAAAAAAGCTAAATAATGTGGTATTTAGTATGTATTCTGGTAGGTTTGATTATTGGATATGTTATTAAAGATTTGATTAGTCCAGAAATAGTAATTAAGGGACGAATTAAGCAAAAGGGTAGTAATAACAACTTAACAGTTAAACCAAATGTAAAAGTCAAAAAACAACGCTTAAAACGATTATTTAAGCGTAAAAAATAGTTGATCCTACCATTTGGAGGAAACAAATCGAAAAACGATACGCCGTGATGTGTATCGTTTTTTGCTTTTACAAATATAACCTATCTTGGAAAGTTAATCTTCAGAATAAATATTAACTAATATATCATCAATTATATTTATAACTCTTTCTTTTTCGTCATCGGCATTATATAAATTAAAATCATTAATCTCTAATGGCTTTATATTAAACGAAGGTCTTAATTCGTCCATTAATAGTTTTTCATTATATCTTAAAACTTTATTATTACAAAAACATAATATATTAAAACTTAATGTGTTCAATCCGTATTTATTAACAAAGTTTTGTAATATTTGATTGGCGTGTTTATTATTAAGTAATGATGATTTATGATCTTGAAATCTCTGATAAAAATCAATCGTACTACCAATATAGCATCTATCATCTATTGAGTTTTTAATAATATAAACTCCTGACTCATTTTTAATACTTTCTTGTAAATTAAATCTCATATCGCTAATTCTATTTTTTGTAATAATTTAGTGCTTACATGGGTGTAGATTTCGGTTGTTTTGCTAGATTTATGTCCTGCTAACTTTTGAATAATTCTTAAATCAGTTCCATTCTCTAATAAGTGAGTAAAACTAGAATGTCTTAATAAATGGAAATGATAATCTTCACCAATATATTTTTTAACAATCTTATTGCAGCTATTTGCAGAATATTGTAAGGAATTTTGACCATTAAATAGATATACTTCAGGTTTATATTGTTTGTAATATTCTCTTAATAGATTAAGAATGTTTTGACTTAATGGCAGTATCCTATCTTTTTTGCCTTTTGCTTGCCTTATATTGATTATCATTCTATCTGAGTTAATATCATCCATTTTTAAATTAATCACCTCAGATACTCTTAAACCAACCGAATATGCAATACTAATTATTGATTTGTGTTTGAGGTTTTTTATATTACTAATTGATTTTAACAGTAAATCTTTATCAATTATCTGAGGTAAATTATTTTCTTTTTTAGGGCGTTTAAATGATACTTTATTATACTTTTTATTAAGTACATATTTATACAAAAATCTAATAGCATTTATAATCTGATTTTGTTGTGATCTTGAGCTAAAATTATAACTATCCAAGTAATTTTGAAAATCATTATGATTACAATGTATGATTTGCTTATCTAAAGTTTCAATAAATTGTTTTATATAATGAATGTATATTTCTTTGGTGTGAATGGAATAATTCAAATATATAAACTTTAGTTCACAAATCTTTATAATTTTACCGTTTTTCATAATGCTAAGTTAATGAAAATTAATACAATAAACAATACTTGTTTATATATAATAGTTATAAAGTAATTTTACGCACTATCCTATACACACGCCAAGTTGCAACAGTACATAACTTACATTATATACCATACTTGGCGTTTCCAAAAAACTACTTATAACATCGCATCA